CTCATAGGTACTCACCGAATCTCGAATCATGATACCTTCGTGCCCTTGTTCAACAAATGTGTCGTGCCACTTTTCGATGTCACTCTTCTTTTTGACTAGGACCGTCTGGACTGAGACTTTCTTTTGGCGTTCAGCGAATGGTAGGTCCGGGCGGTTCAGATCAAAGTAGTCAAACACGTGAAAGTCCAAAGCCCGTGGGTTCACCTTGAATAAACTTGTAATCTCTTCAAAAGATTTATTTGGCAAGTAACACTCTCCATCGAGGTACTCACCATCTTTGAGATCTTTGCCAAGGTAGTCAACACCATTGACTGGTTTTCCAGTTCTTGAAAAACATCCTTTGTTGGACACTAACAGACGGACACCATCTAATTTTGGTTGAACGTAGAATGGTTCAGAGATATACTTTTGGCGATCTTCCCATTTATTGGCCAACATCGGAAGAATTTCCGTGCCTTTAATGTTTTCATTGTTCCACATGGTTTGAGCTCTCAACAATGCTTTCTCGTAGCCAGTCTTGACGAGTGTTTTCGATTCGATAGCTTTCCCATCGACAACGCCAGTGACTTTGATAATCTCAGCTGTGTCATCACCCAAATCTCTAACACTAATGTCCGTAAACCTCTCTCGTCCATTCTTGTCCTTCTTTATAAGTCGTTCCATTCTATGCATTATTAAAATGTAGGTTTTAAGTAGATGTCTGATCTTCCAGTAGTCAACTATGGTAGAATGGAACGACTTAGGTTGCCCGAAGACGAAAAAATAAATTTGAATACAATTTGTATCATAGTTTTTGTGATTGTTGCTCTAGGTCTTTACAAACGCTATGTAGACATCAGTCAAGCACGTGAACGATCTTATATTTTAGGCATTTAGAAGCCGAAAGGTAAATGTCTCGTTTCATCAACTTTTTGAATTTCTTTTCTGGAATGCTCGTCTTCTTCATGTAAATGAGTTTGACGGCCTGCATCAACTTTGTACAAGATCGCATTTCATCTTTGAGATCTTCAAACTTTCCCCAGAATTCACTCGTCGATAACTGATGAATCAGAAGGTGAGCGTTCGGACCCATGCGACGTTCTGATCCACCCAACAAAACGAATGTGGCGGCACTACAACACGCACCGTCTGCCACTGTGACGACCTTAACTCTCGACTTTTCTAAGACATTCATGGCAGCCACACCCGCGAAGAGATCTCCGCCGTCGCTCATGATGTGCACTTTAATCATGGGTTCAAAGCCAAGCATGTCGGCCGCACTTTTCAACAAGCTAATCTCAAGCTTTTTAAATTTTTCGATAAACTCGAGAATAGATTCCTGGCTGATGTCTCCATAAAAGAAAACTTCATTGCCAATAACTTTGACGACTTCGGGTTCTTCAACTTCTTGCTTCGTTTGCATTTTTGAGTCCCTTTTTTATATTTGTCACGTCTCTTTGTTTTAATTTAGTTGCGATGGCTAAGTGGTTCATGACATCAAAGTCTTGTGGAGTCAACCCGTACTCTAAAAGTTTTTCGTACCTACCAAATTCTGCATACCTTTTTAACAGACAAAGTTCTTCAATGTTCAATTTGCCAGCAGTTTTTGTTCGAATGTCACTGTACTTTTTGAGACGCATCTTATAATTTCCAAATTTAGTCCATGCACTTCCTGACCTAACTTTTTCTGGTACGAGTGGTTTACCCAACGCAGATTTCGGTGTTTGAATACCAAGATGTATAAAATATGGAAGAAGTTCCCAATATCCATCATATATGACTCCGTCCATGACATCGGCCCACGATATTCCATGAATAGCTCGGATGACGTCAACGCCTTTTGACTCTATATAATTTTCATGCATGGCATCCCATACATGCCCATGTTCACCAATAGAAATGTACCAACTAAATGGTTTTGTATCACACAGAACGGACGCGATATATTCTTTGGATGACATGAAGGTATCCATTGAATCATAATTGTCCAGATAGTGAAGATAACTTCGAATCGATCCATTGGATTTTTCAGCCGCTGCGGTGGACCCTTCGCGATTATCTATGCTCATTAACTGTTCGGTCGTCAACGGTTTCAATATAATTGTTTCAAAATTTGGTAAGAGATACACACTCGTCGATGACATGAGAACCGATGCACCCGTCGGACTTCCATGTTCAACGACATGATCTACTATATTTTTGTAAACTAAAGGTTCTGTGTCATAATCTTCAATCAATAAAGCATTTCGCATTTCTTGAATGTAGGTCAAAGGTGTTTTCTTTTCGATGCGGATTGGATCTGCGAGGACTTGTTTAAGTAGATGTGTCTTACCAACACCCGAAGGTCCACACACGATTACGTTTTTATTTTCATCGATGCATCTCTTCAGCTTTTCATAGGCTTCCACGTGAACCGTGTTAACCTTTTCATCCTTTTTTTGTTCGACAATTTTAATGAAGCGGTCCATGGATGATCTTACTAATCAGGCCATAGATTTGGTGCTTGAAAATGACGCACTACATAAACGTGTCGTAGAACCTTTAAAAAAGAAAATTCTACCGTACGCTGTGTGTGGAATTCTGTTTCATATCATATTACTTATTCTGGTTGTTCACCTTCTTCGACGTCTTTCGGATCTTCAGAGGTCTTTACCGGGTCCATAAGTTCACCAATCTTTTGGAATGGTGTATTCTTCGTGATAGCTCTGAAGGTGCTCGTACTCGGCAACTTTGGAATGGCTCGGACATCCAAAATTTCTGGTTTTGTGAACTCATCATCATCCGGGTACTCACTTTCAAATTGTCGAATGATCTGCGTTGGCACGGCTGGCGATTGTTCTATGAGACGATCATATTCTGACTTGCAATCTTCAACAAATTTCAAACCTTCTTTGCCACGCTCAGCTCTCGGCAAAGATAACATGAGGCGAATATTTCTGGACAAAAGACCATAAGATAACGCAGCGGCCCTGTGATTTTCCATGAGTTCATTGATTTTCAAAAACTGTGAAATCGTCGCGATAAGTCCCGCGACCAAGTTAAAACCACCAATGATAGATGGGACAGACGACCGTATTCCCTCTGGAAATTGTTCCTGGGCAAAGTTTGCAGTACCAGTGATGGTTGACAAAATAATGACCGGCAAAGAAAAACGCATACTCAATTTCTTGTACAAAAGGTAAGCTCGGTGATTCATATACCTGTAACACCCCGCGGCTTCACCCCACTGTCGAAGAATAATTTCATGTTCATCATTCCAAAGACGCTCCATTTTTGTTATAGTCATCGATAAAATTTCTGAGTTATCTATAAATGATATCCAACGTCATATTTGCGATTCACGTCGTGATGTTAGTCGCAGCCGTGATCGTACCAGTCTTTGTCAAAGACATCAGGTGGCTCGAGATGTATTCACTCTTTATCCCATTCGTCTTTTTCCATTGGATCATGAATGACGACACGTGTTGCCTCACGCAACTTGAGATGTATTTCACAGGTGAAGACAAAGCGAAGACATTCGTGGCGCGTGTCCTGGACCCAGTGTACAACGTCACTGATGACATGGCTGGTCGACTTATCAAATTGGTTGCATTTACTCTCTGGCTTTTAGTTCAATTCAGACTTGGACGCATACAAACAATCATCGGACTTAAAAAATAAATCTGAATAATAACAAAAATGGATACGATTATCGATCAACTCTCCACGACCAACAAGCGACTCTACATTGATAGTGTAGAGTCCATTCAGAAGAAGATTGAAGAAATCAAAGAAAAGTTGGACGCAGTCGAAGGTGATGATGAAATTGCCCAACTCAAGAGAGAAATGTATCCCAAAGAAATTGAAACACTTGAAAAAGTTTTGGAGACGACCAATAAGCAATTCAAATTGGATGAAAAAGTTGTGAGCGACCTCCGTGAAATGACTTCGACCGAATACAATTTGAAATTTCTTGAAAACCTAGTCAGCCCATCTCCTGAAATTCAAGCCATCACATACATTTTGAGAAACATGAACCGGTAAATATTTTTCATATGTTACTATAAAGATGAAGATTAACTACAAGCTTGTTAACTCCCTTGCGTTAATCTCTATCCCACTCATCATGATTTACATGTTGGTCAGAAACCCAAAGATCGTGGAGGTTCCCGTGAAGGTTCCTGTCAAGGTTCCCGTCCCGACGCCAACCGTTCCAGAATACCGAGGTCCTCCGATCAAAAGGTATAAACCCGGACGCTTTCAGCAGATGGGTATCTTGACTAACGAGGCTGGTGAAACTTTGCCTTTGTATGGTCGCGAAGTTCGGGGAAGACGTGATCGATACCATTACCACACGACGACACAAGGTGAGCAAATATATCCAATTCCGATTTCGATCAATGGTCGCGAATGCACCGAAGACATCGGGTGTCCCGAACTCTTCGATGGTGAACAGGCGACGGTGTTTGGTCAAGATGGAGTCTACACAGTTAAAATGTACCGGACGGACAATTTCTTCTAACGAGATCGTATTCTCTGAGACCGGATCCGCCACCATTTTTTGAATACTGTGCTTTCAAACGAATCAATTCTAAAAGAGTTGTGTCATCCAAGTGACGAGCAAAATCTCTCTTCGCTTGAATGTCATCTAATTGATTCTGTTCTTTCATGGCTTGAATGTATGGCCAAGTATGTTTTCGAAGTGATGCAATTTCTTCTTCGAGTTGTCTGATGCGTGGCATGAGCACTTGTGTGATTAAAGTTCGAATCTCCATCGTGATTTTTAAATGTCGCACATCTTTAATAAATGCTACGCTATGCTGCAATGAACCATGAACTTCCAAGAGTTATCCAGAACGTATGCCGTTCGGGTTCGAGAGTAATTTTAGATTATGCCCGTGAAAACTGTAATGTGTGGGAAGCTGATGATATTGCGGCGACCAATAAAGCTATATTGAAATATATCCCTGGGTCCATGTGTGCTCTCAAGTATACATCTTTTGGTTCAAAAAGTTCACTAGAGATTGCGGACACATGGGTTCGCGACGTCATCAAACATGCAATTGATCACGATGTTCAAGTGTGTATAGATGCCGAAGAAGTATTGTATCCCGAGTTGTGTTATGGTCTCATGAAAGATTTTAACAAGGATGGACTTCATGTTTTCAAAACGTATCAGATGTATCGTAGAGACGCACTCAAAGAACTTCAAAAAGATATCGACATGTCAAACTCGGATGGCATTCAACTTGGAGTAAAACTTGTACGAGGAGCCTATCTTCGAAAACAACGTGGACTTTTTCATGATAAACCTTCGGTCGATCGTTCTTTTCGACAAGGGCTCGACACATCTTTGACGGCTGGTGAAAATGTGCACACACTCGTGGCGACACATAATAGTGAAGACATCAAACATACGAGAATGGTTTCTCACAATAGGTATAAGATTGCCCAACTTTTACACATGGGTGAAGATTTTCCAGATTATCGTTATGTACCATTTGGAAGTATTGTAGAATTGACACCTTATTTATTAAGAAGGCTTCACGAAAGGTTATCGTACAACAAATAATTGATCATTCTTTGCCACGCGTTATCCGAATGAACATTGTCGAGATACCATTGATGACACGCCTTTGACATTTCTTCCCACTTTTCTTTTGGTAACTCCTCAACTTTTTTCCTTGCATCTTCGGGAGAGTCGACACGAATGTAATGCTTTCCTTCGACCGGTGGGTCATAGTATGAATCGATGCTCACGTGTTCAGTGATCAAAGGTACTGTACCCATGGCCATCAATTCAACTTCTCTGTGGCACTTACTTCCAAAACCTCGGAGACAAAGACCAAACTTGGAATGCTTCAACATGTCCAAGTACTCTTCTTGAGTAAATTTATGTTGAGTACCGGCGGTGCAGTGATACTCGGTGACTGCATCCACCCAATCTGTACCAGTCCTAAACTTTTCTTGGACATCATTTTCAAAGTTGCCAATGAAAATACTTTCAGTCGTGCGTTCATCCCATGAGAGACGGTCTATATGTTCTTCGAGGACACTTGGTCTTCTCGGCCAAAAGATCCATGGTTTGACACCATTCACAAATGCCTCACCTTCGACATTGACGTCACCATTTCCTAGAAGTGTCATGAGTGCAGATCTCGCATCATTGTCTGCCCAGTACAGTGTAGGTCGATCGTACAAAAGTACCGATGGTAAAACCCAACAATGATTCGAGTCCGACACAGCCATCGCGACATCTGGATTCTTTTTTGCTAACAATGGAACAAGTTCTCTGAAACTATCATTCATGTGATCGAATGGATGTCTTTTTGGTTGTTGAGGTACGACGAGACACCAATATCCTTGATTGATTCTAAAAACAATCATGAGTTCACGCCACATCTGGGCTTTGACCATTTTATGAATGAACAATTGATTCTGTTCTTCATGATCTTTACGATTGAAGTGTGTATGTAAAAATTTCACAGGTTCATCTTTGTAAAGAAGTTTACCTTGTCCAGCATTGAAATGTGGACTGATGTCTTCTTTACCAACCCTGAAACGCCATGTATGAAGATTGTATGTCTCATCAAATTCGAAAGTATCGTAGATTTTTACGAGATCTTCGATAGACGCTTGATCATAATATCTTGATTTTTCTGTAAAGGTTCTCCACTTTTCCGGTAGTTCTTTTTGGTTTGTCCAAAGAAGTCCTCCATTGTAGTACCCCGTCTTTTCAGATTCTTCGTCATTGATAAACTGTGGCGACACACCTAATTGTTTGGTCTCATCGACAAACAACTTTTCAAGAATAAAAGTATCCGAGTCGAGGAACATAGTGTCTTCGAAATATTCGAGAGTTCGAGCGATCACGTGAGACTTTTCCATCTGAAACTCGGACCACACTCCTTCTTGTTCCATCTGAAAACGACCCTTATTCGAATACTTGTCGAGACTGACATCCCAATGAATCTTCAACTTTGGTTGTGGAGAAGACTGTTCGACATAACTTTTTGTTTCCGAATCACACGTGACAAACACATCCGCGCCGCGATGATGCAATGAGAGTGTCAATAAAAACCCAATCAATTCTCTGCCACATGCGTTTGTGCATATGGTGCAGAATGATGATGGTACCTTCATTTACTCAAGTGACGAATTATTTCTTTAGGTACTTCAAAGATGAAAGCAGTCGCAACTTTTCAAACTATGAATGGCAAAATATCTTTTACACAGATGTCACCCAAATCACCCGTGACAGTCAGTGGACACGTCAAGGGACTCACGAGTGGTCGTCATGGTCTTCACGTTCATGAATTTGGTGACATTGGTGCGTGCGGTGAACATTGGAATCCACGAGACGCAAAGAAACACGGTGGCCTTCGAGACAAAGAAAGTCATGCAGGAGACCTCGGAACAATATCCAACAAAAGGTTTCGCTTCGTCACAGATAAAATAACTCTGTACGGTAAAGAATCTATTTTGGGTAGATCCGTTATCGTACACAGTGGTGAAATGGGTAAAAGACTTGAATGTGCAGTCATTGGGCGATCAAATGAACCGAACACCAAATCGTCGTGAGATGTAACGCTTAGCTCCTTCTAAAGTTGGTTGGCTCCAAAGTAACCACCTCGACCAGAACCCAGCCGTCGCCATACCATTGATACCCCAACGTTCTTTGTCACTCCGACTGACACGCAACATTCTTCGATGTACATCTTTGTCACCTCGAACAACATTTCCTCCGTGACGTTGGACGTAGAGACGCATACGCAAGGGATCCTTGTGTTTGGTGTAGTCAGTATAGCCACGACCACCAAAGTCAACCTTGCGACCATCCTCCAATGTCACCCTGAACTTTTTCATTGGGTTTGGACTTTTAGTCAACTTGACCTTCATCTTACTTTATACTGTAGATTTTTAACATTTCATCTTCGACAGATTTATCTGTAAACTGTCGACCCAAACCCAA